ATGACCCGCCGCGCGACCGACAACACGAAAGCCATCCACGCCTTCATCGCCGCGAAAACCGAGATCGACGCGATGCTGGAGCGGCTCGCCGCCCTCAGCGCGGACCATTTCGAGACCAACCCAGACGAGATCAACTGGGGCCATGTCGGCACCCTGAACCACTACAGCGCCAAGCTGCGTGAGATCACCGACATGGCCTTCAGGGAAGGCGAACACGCCGAGTGAGACGATACGCTCCCGGTCCCGCCCGCCGACTGGCGGGCTCGGCCTCGTAGAAGGGCCCGCATCCTGCGCGCCCCGATACGGGAGACGACGATGACCAAGCTTTCCGACACCCAAGCCCTGATCCTGAGCGCCGCCGCCCAGCGGCCCGAGCTTATCGCCCTGCCGCTGCCCGAGAGCCTGCGCGGCGGGGCCGCCGCCAAGGTGGTTGGCGCGATGCTCGCGAAGGGGTTCCTGCAGGAGGTCGACGCCGACATGCGCAAGGGCGAGCTCGTCTGGCGCGAGACCGGCTGCGGCCACGGCGTCACACTGATCGCCACCGACGCAGGCCTCGCCGCCATCGGCATCGAGCCCGAGGACGCGAACCCCGCGCCTGCGGGCGCGACGGCCGCGCCGACCGAGGAGCCTGCGCCGGAAGCTCCCACCGGACCCGAAGCCGCGCCCAAGACGCGCACGCCGCGCGAGGGCACCAAGCAGGCGACCCTGATCGCCATGCTGCGCGCGCCGGAGGGCGCGACCATCGAGGAAATCGCCACCGCACTCGAATGGACTCACCACACGGTCAGGGGCGCGATGGCCGGGGCGTTGAAAAAGAAGCTCGGGCTCGAGGTGACCTCCGAGAAGGTCGAGGACCGGGGGCGCGTGTACAAACTCCCTGCCGCCTGACGCATCAGACTCCAACAAGTTGATGATCGCCGTCTCGCCGGGGCGGCGGTCGATCATTTGGCGCTCCGAAGCCGGATCGTCTCGAACAGTCGCCGCAGCAGGTACCCGCGTGCCAGCGATACGCCGACGAAGGCGAGGCCGATGGTCAGATGCTCCGCGAGCCCCGTCTCGATACCGAACCATGGGAACACGACGATCTGCGTCGCGATGGCCAGCACATAGCCGAGCACGACATTGGTCGTGGATTCGACCAGCGACATCAGGCGGCTCTGCTGCATCGCACCCCCTCCGGCAGGCTCTCCAGAAACGCGATCACGAACTCCGCCGCGAGCGGCGGCACGATCGCATTGCCGTAGCCCCGCAGCAGCCCCATGCGACCGGATACCCCATCAGCCAGCGGGAATGTTCCGGGCTCAACGGGCCGCCAGCGGTCATCGCGGCAGAGGAGCCAGTCCGGATCTCGCCAGACGCCGTCCGTCGTGCCGGTCCCGGCGGGGTCAGCGCCTTCGACCAATCCACCAGCTTCACCGTCCTGCGGCTCGCATCGGTGTTGCCGGCGGCGTTGTATCGCTCCGTCGCGGGCGAGCCCGCCATCGCTGTCGGCCAACCCGCCAGCCAGACCTGACGGCCCAGCAGCGCGTTGATCGGAACGGCCGGACATTCCGATCCATCCTTGTAATCCCGCGCCGAGGCCGTGGCCCAGCCCGCCATGTGTTGGCCCGAGGGCGACGGCGCCGAAGAACAGCCGCTGGCGGATATGCGGAGCGCCGATGCCCGCAGCCGGCAGATCGGCCGCCGCGACGGCGTAAGATGCCGCTTCCAGGTCAGCCGCCAGAGCGTCGAACCACGCCCAGCCAGCCGCACCTTCAGCCGTCGTTCCAACCGTTCGGCCAGATGGTCCGAGCACCGCCGCGCTGGCAACCTGCTCGCCGAAGACGAGTTCCGGGCGGCAGGCGGCAACGAGGCGCAGGAAAGCGGGGGCGAGATGGCGGTCATCGTCCTGTCCCTTGCGTTTCCCGGCCTGGCTGAAGGGCTGGCAGGGCGGCGATCCGGTCCAGACCGGCCGGTCCTCGGCCACGCCAGCGAGGCGCAGTGCGTAGGGCCAACCGCCGATCCCGGCGAAGAAATGACATTGCGCGAAGCCGCGCAGGTCGGACGGCTCCACGTCGAGAATGGATCGTTCGTCCACCTCGCCAGCCGGAAGGTGGCCGGCGGCGATGAGGTCCCGCAGCCAGGCACAGGCCGCGGGGTCGGAATCGTTGTAATAGACGGCCATCAGGCGGCAGCGTCGGTGTCTGTGTCCTCGCCCAGCCGCTCGGCCCTTACGGCTGCGAAGCTCCGGCCATCGCCATCGAGGATCGCCTCGCGCCACGTGTCCGCCTGCCAGCGCTCCACGGCGACATCGACGTAAGCCGGGCTGATCTCCATCGCGAAGACGCGGCGGCCATTGGCCTCGCCCGCCATGATCTGCGAACCCGAGCCCGAGAACGGCTCGTAGCAGAGACCACCACGCGCCACATGCTGACGCATCGGGATCCCGAACGCGTCCAGCGGTTTTGGCGTCGGGTGGTCGGGGCGCTCGTCCTTGGCGAAACTCGGCATTTCCCATGTCGAGGGCAGCGTCTGCTCGGCCACCTTCGGCGGGCGGTTCGGGCGCCTCCAGCCCATGAAGCAGGGCTCGTGCTTCCAGAGATAATGCGACCGGGTCAGGACGCCGCGATCCTTCACCCAGATGATCTGCTGATGGACGAAGGCCCCGGCCTTTTCCCAGCAGGCTTCCAGCATCGCCTGGCGGCGCGAGGCGTGCCAGCAATACCAGGCGGCATCCTCGGTGATCGCCTCGGCCACGGCGGCGGCGATGAAGCCGTCGTAGAGTTCGGCGCCCTGTGAACTGTCGTCCCAGGTCACGCCGTAGGACTGGCTCCAATCCTTGTTCCGCGTCGGGTGGTTCGAGCCGTCGTAGTCGACGAGGTAAGGCGGGTCGGTCGCGAAGAGCACCGCCCGCTCGCCGTTCATCAGGCGGCGCACATCGGCCGCGCTGGTGCTGTCGCCGCAGAGGAGGCGGTGGTCGCCGAGGATCCAGAGATCGCCGGTCCGCGACGCCGGGTTGCGCGGCGGTTCGGGGATGGTCACCGGCGGCACCGAGCCCCCGGCGCCAGCATCCTCGCCATCGCTCTCCGGCACGAAGGCCAGAAGCTTGTCGAGTTCGCCGTCGGAAAATCCGACCAGAGACAGATCGAAATCCTCGGCCAGCAGTTCGTTCAGTTCCGCCGACAGCAGCGCCTCGTCCCAGCTGCCGAGTTCGGTCAGCTTGTTGTCCGCGATCCGATAGGCCCGCCGCTGCGCCTCGGTCAGATGGCCGAGCACGATCACCGGGGCCTCGGTCAGCCCCAGCTGCGTCGCGGCCAGCACCCGGCCATGGCCCGCGATCAGCTCGCCGTCCTCGCCCACAAGGCAGGGCACGGTCCAGCCGAACTCGGCCATACTGGCGGCGAGCTTCGCGACCTGGTCGGCACCGTGCAGCTTCGCGTTCTTCGCGTAGGGCTGCAGGCGCGCAAGCGGCCACTGCTCGATCCGCTCGGGGGCGAAGGCGAGAGTCATGAGAAGTCCTGTCGATGATGAATGGGCAGCAATCAGCAGCGCTGCGCGGTGGATTCCGGCATGGCGGAGTCCACCGGCCCCGGCTGGATTCCGGAGTCCAGGGTATCCACCCCGGAGTCCACCAGCCAAGGCGCTGTTATTGCGTTGTTATTTCAGATTGCGTGGTGGCTTCCGGCCGGGGTGGCTTCCCAAAAATCCGGCCCTGTCGCTGGCGATATGCCGCGCTTCGCCCGCCAGCATACGAATATCGCCAGGAAGGAACCAAGATATCAAAGGCTTGGCAGTTCGGACCCCGACTGGCCCCCTCGCTGGACCCCGGAAGCCAGCGGCGCGGCCAGTGCCTGCGCGCTCCTCTCCCGAGTATATTGAATCTGTAGCGTCCTGGACGCGATCTGTCTTGGCGTCTGGTGTCTCGCTTGAAAGTGTCTCGCCCACGCGACGGCTCTTGACAGATTCAGGGCGTCACCTTCGCCACCACGAAGTCCATCGACCGCTTGGTCGGCACGCGCTTGCCGTTCAACCGCCACACAATGACGGCGATGCCATACTGCCAGCGCCGGTTGGCGGTGGCGCGGCTGATGCCCAATTCCCAGCAGATCGGCTTCCATGGCTTGCGGTTCGCGCGCAGCCACAAGAGGCGCGCGTCGGCCGGGTCGAGCCAGCGCAACCACAGCAGCGCGTCGTCGGCTTGGGTGATGTCGCGCGGGCCAGGCTTCGGCCGTCGCATCCGGGGTTCCTGACCGACCTGATCGGCGAAGCTGTGGAAATACTCTGGCCAGGCGTTGAAGTAGCCCTGCGGCTTGACCTCGGGCAGCGACCGGAAGACATCGGCAGCGCTTTCAAGGCGCGCTTCGACCACGGCAGGCGTCCACTCAGCCATTGGCCACCTCCCTTGGCTCGACACGCGGGCCGTAGAGTTTTTCACCCAGCTGGCGGACCAGTTCTTGCTCGGGCCAAGTGAGACGGGGGTCGTCGATGGAGACGGCCAGCAGGCCATGGTCGTGCCAGCCTTCCTGCTTGACGCGATCTGGATCACGGCGGGTGCCACCATAGCCTCGGGGATACCACCTCACGCGACACCCCCGTTCGTTTCGATTGCCCAATGCAAGATGGCGATGGCATCCGCCTCGTTGTCATCGGCGGGACTGAACCCGCGCGCCCGCGCGGCCGCGATCATCGCCTGCTTGTCGGCGTTGCCCTTGCCGGTGGCATGGCGCTTGATGGTGCCAACCGGAACGCCCTCATAAGGGATGCCGCGGAGTTCAGCCCATGCCGTGAGCGTGGCCATCAGCCCGCCATAGACATGGGCAGCGTCCGTTCCGACATGGCGGCGGACTTCCTCGAACCAGATCGCAGCGATGGGGCCTGATAGCCGGTCGACCTCGGTCAGCCAGTTGGTGAAGCGAAGATACCGCATACCGCCGCCGTCGAACCGCCCGGGGCGAAAGGATGTCGTGCCGGACGTGATCAGGCCGTCATGGCTGCGCAAAGCCCAACCTGTTGTCGTCCCGAGGTCGAGGGCAAGGATGCAGGACGCTGAAATGCACCCCGGTTCGAGGTGCTGGTCCGCAGTCTGGATGGTCGGCGTCATGTTGAAGGCTCACCAGAATTGTGGGCCTTCGGCTTTGGTCAAGCGCAGGGAATCATGTCAGGCGTGCCGGGTCAAGGAAAACGCGCTCTGCCGACGGGTGACCCAACCTGGTCCTACTTCTGATCAAGGTAGGGCCACAAATCGTCGTTTGAAATCAAATCTGTCCCTACTGGTCCTACTCGTCCCAACCTTTTCCCTACGACGCATAAGGAGGGACGAAACCGGTTAGGGACATACATGCATATAGGAAAGGGAAGGAAGTCGGTGCACCAAGTAGGGCCAGTAGGGACACGATTGATTTTTTTGGGTTTTCTCTGACCCTACCTAGCCGTCAGATAAGGTCAGAGAATGAGGTAGGGCCATCCCGAAACGTGAAGACGGCCGCCAGAGGCGGTTGTTGCGACGACCTTCGACAACTCGGCACGATCCCCCCCTTGTGCAAGGCATCGCCAACGCCCATGTTAACCGACGTGCTGCGCATGGCCGTTCCGGTCCGGGGTTTCCCCATGAAGAACATGCGCATCGAGAATCGCGACAAGGCAACCTTTCCCAAGGGTCTTCGTGGCGGCAATGGACCGAGCCCTCGACTTCGACGACCCTCAGGCAGAGGTTTTGCCATGAATGAACAACTCACCGGCCTTCCGGCCACCTCCGACATTGCTAAGGCCCAGGCTAAGCGCCTGAGGTCGGCTCTCGCCCCGGATCTCACGATCGGACACAGCCAAGCCCTGGAACTCATCGCCCGCGTCCATGGCGAACAGAGTTGGGGGCGGCTGAACTCGATGATCGGCGTGCCAACCAGCGACACTTCTCTCACTGGCAACCCAAATGGGAATGCTCCTGCGATGCCAATCCCGTCTGGCACACCTTCAGAGACCGCAAAGTCGCCAACCCTGCCAACGAACCATGTGGAGCAACGTGTCCTTCAGGCACTCTGGCACGGGCTCGAGCGAGCGCGCGACACGCAAGCCTCAGCCAAGACGCGTGCCCAAACCAATGCACTTCTGAAGGACGAGGTTATTGCAACCGTTTCGGTCGAAGGGTGGCTTGATACGCTCGACGCCAGTCTTGGCGGTATGATCTTCGACATGGGATCGGAGAACCTGCTGAAAATCTCGGGGGTCGCGGCGGTCTCGCGGTTCAGGCGCCCGAAAGTGCGGGATACATCGGTTTACGGCTTCACGGGCCTGCGACCGGCATCATTTGCCGCAATCCTGATCTGGCTTGAGCGACTGGGCTTCGACACTCATCCTGAGGCGTTCTACGAGCCCTTCATCGCGGACATCAAGCAGGCGAAGTATGTCGACGAGGACGAACTGACCTGCCTTTGGCATTCCAAAGAAAAGAAGCGTTTCCAGACCCGGGAATACTTCGTCGATGCTACAACCAAGATCACGAACGTCAGGCGCGACGTTGTGAAGGGACGTGGTGGGCTGACGATTGAGATTGCGCGCAGCACCGATCCGCTCGGGCTAATCGAGAGCCTCCGCATCTATCGCTGAGGGTGTCAGGACGATGCCAAAAAACGGGGCGGCCGAAACTGGCCGCCCACACCATGCCATCTGATTTGCGGTCAGTCGTTCGCTGCCGGCTTCCTGTAGCGCCATTCGCGCGCCTTGTCTGACCGACGTCGATATTTCTCCCAGTCTCTGGATTTCAGCCAGGCCCCCACGCGCATCTGGTCGCCTTTCGTCCATTTCGCGGGCTCGATACCAAGCGCACCTTCGAGGATTTCGCCCACTGACACATCGCGGATCGGCTCGGGACGTTCGAACTCTTCGTCCTGCCAATCATCCCAGCCCGCGTGGCCGCGATTGACGCTGCGGGTGTCGTGGGTCAGCCAGCGGTCGATACGGGCGTCCCAGGCATCCGCCTGATAGCGCGCCTCCTGCGCTGCAGTGGCCTCGGCAAGGATCGCCGGATCGTCGATCCACCAGATCGCGCCGTCGCGGAAACGATGGACGGCTTCGGCCCAGATCTGGTCCCGATCGCGAGCCAGCGCTGCGATGTCGATGGTGCCACAGCGCAGCGGCCAGAAGCGGCGGTTGCCGGTTTCGTCGCGCAGATAGGTGTCGGGGTTCACGGTGCCCGCGAAGACGCATTGGCGCGGCACCTCGACGGTGTAGCGGCCATAGGGCGGGCGGAACCTGTCGGTGGTGCGGGTCAGGAACGCCTTGATGCGCGAGACCTCGGCCCGGCCGATGGCGTCGAGTTCGGCAATTTCCACGATCCAGACGCCCTGCATGTGAATGGCCGCGTCCTTGGACCCGAGCTCGGGCAGTTCGTCGGTGAACCAGTCCTCACCCGCCAACACCTTGATGGCTGTCGATTTGCGCGCGCCCTGCGGCCCTTCGAGGATCAGCATGTGATCGGCCTTCACCCCGGGCCGGTAGATCCGGGCCACGGCAGAGATCAGCCAGAGCGCGCCGATGGTGTGATGGAAGGCTGTCGGCGCTGCACCGAGGTAGGTGCTGGTCCAGGTCTCGATCCGGGGCGTGCCGTCCCATTTCAGGGTGTCGAGCCAGTCGCGAACCGGATGGATGCGCAGGTCGCGGGCCACCGCGCCAACACCACGGCCGACAACCATCGGAGCGACGTTGAGCCCGCGCAATTGCAGCCATTCGGCGGTGCGCACATCGTCGGCATCGTCCCAGGGGCGCGGAAAGCGGATGGCCGGGTCATCCCAGGGCAGCGGCTGACGCACCACTATGGATTGGGCGAACTCGTCGAAGGCCAGGAGCCCGGCAAAAACCGGATCCGAGGACAGGGCGATAATTACATTGGCCTCGTTGCGCTCGGGCGTGCCGGACAAGTCCTGGCACAGCCGCCCGAACCAGGCGGGACGCGCAATCCTGCCCTGCGGATCGCCCGTCGCATGCACGCGGCGGCGCAGTTCCGTCAACTGCTTGTCGAGGATCGACATGGAGATGCCGGTCGCGGTCTTGATCCGGGCGAGGATCTGGCGTTCGGGCAGCGGATCGAGCCGGGCAAGCGCAAGGCGACCGAGAAGGCTGGAGAGCGCGGTGAGTTCGGGCGGGTTGGTCAGCGCCTCGGCGGCGGCAATCAGAGCGTCCGGATCGCCGGGCGCCGGGGCCGCCACTGTCGTCGATGCCTCAATACCGACGGGCTCGTCGGCCGAAATCTCCGGACGATAGTCGGCCGCACGCGCTTCGCGCATCAGATCGTCGTTGAAATCGTCGCCATGCAGAGGGACCACGATCTGGTTCGGAATGTCGGCCCGGTTCAGCCGGTCTGAGAGCGTGGCGGCCGCCTGACGACCGGCATCGCCAGCATCGGCGTAGATCGTGATCCGCGTCGTGCCCGCCGGCCACTGAAACCGCGCGAGACCATCGGCAGAGAGCGCCGCCCAGACGGCGGTGCCGAACAGGGTATGCGCCGCTAGGGCGGTCTCGATGCCTTCGGCAATGCCGAGATGGCCGTCCGCAGGCATGGCGAACAGGCGCACGGCCGCATCCGCTACCGATCCCAGCATCTTCTTCCCAGCAGACGCCTTGGCGCTGCCGTCGTCGAGCAGGAAGGTCCGGTGAATACCCTGAGCGCGGGTGCCGTCTGCCAGGCGTGGCAATGCGATCAGGCCCGGCCAACCGCGTCGCGTGTCGAAATCCGGCAGATCGGGGTGGAACAACAGATCCGGGCATCCCGGATCGGCAACGCCGCGGATGCGGAGGTAGGTTTCGCCGGGGGTGCCAGCGAGCGGCTGTGCGCCGTCGATCAGTCGCGCAATCTCGCCGGTATGATCGGGCTTCGCGCGTGGCGCGTTTCGGGGCGCGGGATGATCCATCCCGGCAATCCGCGCCGCCTCGTCGAAGAGCGCGCCATCGCAGAGCCCGGTTGCCTGCGCGATCAGATCGATCGGCCCTGCGCTTTCGCCGGTGGCATAGTCGAAACCCCAGCCGGCATAGGGCCCGTCAAGGTGGATGGTACAAGACCCCTCCTTGCGCGGCGGGCGGCCGGACAGGTCGGCACAGCGCAAGGAACGACGGTCGCGCGCAAGCCGCGCCTCGGGAAAGATGCCGGGGAGCCAGTCGCCTGCGGTCGCCGCCAGCCGGTCCTTTACGACCGCGAGATCGTGGCGTGCTTTCGGCGTGCCGACATCGTTGAGATCGATCATCGCGCCCCCTCAGGCCAGAAGGACGAGCCCGCGCTCAGCGCGGGTGATAGCGGTATAGAGCCAGCGGCGGCGGTCGATCTCGCTGCGGCCAAGTCCGTCATCCCAGACGATCACATTCTCCCACTGCGAGCCTTGGGCCTTGTGGGCGGTGATCGCCCAGCCGAAGGTCGCCTCGGTCAGCTTGCGTTTTTCCCGCCAATCGCGGTCATGGCGCTTGGCGTCGTAGGCGATGTGATCCTCGAAATGCCCCTTGTAGATGCGCAGCCGCCCGGGGCGGCCGTCGCTGTCGAAGGGGGATACCCGGCGCCCGTCCTCGTCATGCACCACGGCCGAGAAATAGAGGCTGCCCTCGTCGACGATATCCTCGAGGGTCAGGAACATGCCGTTGATAAGCCCGAGCGAATTGTCGTTCTTGAGGCAGATGATCTTTTCCGCCGCGCCAGTGGGCAAATACGTCCCGCCCAGCCCGGCCGCCGCCCGCATCGCATTGTTCAGCTGGAAGCGCGTCGCGTTCAGGCCGCAGATCAACTGCCCACCGCGCAGCGCATGATCCGGCGTGATGTCGCCCTTACGCAGCTTGGCGACATGGGCGTCGTAAACCCCGAACCCGATGGGCTCCCCCATCCGCGCCATGGTGGCGAGACGGATGATGGCGCTCTCGGCCGCCTGACGGTGAATCTCTGTCAGCATCACGTCGGGCGTATCGCGGGTGAAGGCTCCTTCGCCCTTGATCGGCGGCAACTGACCCGGATCGCCCAGAACGAGGATCGGTTTGCCAAAACTCATCAGATCGCGCGCCATTTCCTCGCCCACCATCGACACCTCGTCGAGGACGATCAGCCTTGCATCTGCCGCATCGCTCTGCGGGTTCAGGGCAAAGCGGGGATGCTTCATCGCCGAGAGCGCCTGCCGCATGGCCTCGATCGCGGCCTCGGCAGTGGTGCGGTCAAAGCCGGTCAGCCGCCGCGCGGCAGTCTCGGCTTCTCGGACCTTCTGCGCTGCGGCCTCGATTTCCGCTTCCGTGGCCTCGATCACAGAATAGATCAGGCTGTGGATGGTGCGCGCAGGCGTGCCTTTGCGGGTCAGCACGAGCGCCGCCTTGCCGGTGAAGGTGGCGGTGACCACACCCGGCACACAGGTGCCGTCCTTCGCGCCGCGGTGGGGCGACAGGTCAAGCTCATCGAGCGCGAACTTCAGCACCGTGCTCTTGCCCGATCCGGCATAGCCAAAGAGCCGGAACACCTGTTGCTGCTCGGTGCGGTTCTCGAACCAGTCGCGGACCTCGGCGATCGCGGCGGCCTGCGCAGCCGATGGGGTGAATTCCGTCATGTTCGCCGCGCCTCCACCGCATAATCCTTGACCACCCCGCCGCGCGCGGGATCGCCCACTTCACATTGGCGCACGAAGATGCGCCGACCGTCCGGCAACTGGCGCCAATGCCCCCGGCGCAGGTGCCAGCGCGGGCTGGCATGACTGCCACCGAGCCGCTCGGATGTGGCGCGTAGCCGGGCCGGATTGATGGCGACCTGATGCCAAGTCCAGCCGCGCACGCCATCCCGCGCGAAGGGTGTGCGCCTGATCGGGGCGATCTGGCGTTCGCTGATGCTCGCTGACGATGCGAGGATCGCGAGCCCGCGCCAGACGATGGCGGCCGCCGCCTGACCGCTTTGTTCGGCAAGCCCTGCATCGCGAAGTGCCGGATTGGTGGCAAACTCGGCGATGCCGCCATCGGCGATCCGGACATGGGCATGGATATCGGTCCAGCGTCTGGGCCTGCGCCACAGGGCGAGCCAGACCGCCTCGATGCCGTCGTCGCGCTGCCGTGCATAGACGATCTGGCTGCGGATGGTCCGACTGCGGTCGGCCAACTCAAAAATCGTCTCGGGGTGCGGCAACCGTTGCGGACCTGCCGCGAGGCGGCGGGCCAGCGCATCGACGTCGTCGGAATCGAACTGCGCCTGATCGGCGAAGCGCCAGACCGGTGCAAACTCGAACCCGTCGAGCAGGTCCGGCAGCCAGAAGCGCGCGCGATGGGCGCGGACGATGCGCTTGAGATCATAGGCGTCGGGGATCATCGCCTGGGCTCCGCCCGTTCGCGGCTGAAACGCTCCCCGTTCGGCGGGGAAACGCGCCACTGGCGCCTTTCCTTCTCCGCCTCACCGTTTCCGGGACGCCGCTCACCCCAGCACCGCTCCGCCCATGCGCAGGGCGCGTGCCATTTGCCTCCGGCCATGCCACCCCGGCAGACGACGGCCGTAGGTTCGGTCGCCGCCCGGGGCAACCATTCGCCCGCCTCGGACGCCTGCACGACCGTGACCGCGCGGTCCGACATCTCCTGCGCCAAGCGGGCATCGAACGGCACCAGTTCCGTGTGCAATTCCATCGTGTCGCGGTTCAGCGCGGTAAAGAGCGCCGGGTTGGGCAGGTCCATGTAGGCCTGATAGAGCGCGATCTGGGCGGCGTAGACGGGGCGCGCGATGCTGACGCCGCGCTTGACCACATCCTTCCAGCTGGAGGCTCCGAGCGCCTTGTTCTCCCAGAGCGCGGGGTAATCCATCGCCACGGGGCCGGAGACGAAGCAGCCGTCGATATGCCCCTTGAACCGGCCCGCCATGGCCGCGAAGCCGAACTGGCGGCCATCGGGGCGTTCGGTGCGCAGATCGAACCCGGCAATCCGGAACCAGCCCGCGACAATGTCTTCGGCCCGATGGCCAGCCTCGAAGATCCGCAGGATGCGCGGCTCGAACTCCTGGCCCTCGTCCTTCGGGACCGCGAGAAAATCGAACTGGATCTGGCGCAAGCAGTCGCGGCCCAGCCCCGAGGAACTGACATAGGTGCGGGGGCGCTCGGCGCGATTGCGCGCCGTCAGGGCGGTGTCGATGGCGGACGAGACGGCGGCGGCGATCGGTGTACGCGGCGCGTCCTGGCAATAGTTGCAACCAGAGCCATGGTTCAGGTCGATCATTGGTCGCGCTCCCAGAACCCGCCAGCCTGCGCAATGCAGGTCAGCTTGTGATGCTGGGCCTCGGTCAGCCGGGCGCGCGCGGCGAATGTTTCAAGCTTCTGGCGCAGGCTCTCGCAGAACTCGACCTCGAAATCGGTGATGGCGTTCGCCGTCGCGGCAGCAAGAAGGTCGGCCCAGGGGGCGGTTTCATTGTTCAGATCGATCATGACGGCCTCGTCAGAACGGAATCGGATCGTCATGGGCGGTGCCGGTGCGCTCCTTGCGCGCGCCCTGCGCCAGCATGCTGTCGACATAGCCGGTAACAGCCGCCTCGATCAGCCGGTCGATGTCGGCGGCGGTGCGGTGGAAGAAGGGCTCCATGAGCCCGAGGTCGGTCAGCGCTTCGGCAAAGAGCGCCCGCGCGTCGCGGATCGCCTGTGCCTCGCGGGCGGTCTTGTCGATCATGCCATTCATCCTTTGAGCGATTGCGCTGCCCACGTCCTGACAGCGGAGCGAGCAGAAGCGGTGATAGGGATAGCGGTCGTGCTGGAGCCGGTGGACGTAGCCGAAGCCGCGGGCTTCCCGCGCGCAGACGGCGCAGAGCGCTACCCCAGCAGGAAATTCGCGATCGGGTCCTCGGGCGGCCAACCCGCCCGCTGGAGCTTCTCGGTCTGCATCACGATCCAGCGCGAGATCGCGTTGCTGGCCATGGCCTCGAGGTCGCCGAGGGTAAGGCTTGCGATGGGTTGGTGCAGTCTTCCTCGGGCCTCGAGCCATGTTCCGATCTCCAGCGCGGCGGCGCGCGTCACATGCGCCTGCCATTCGTCGGGGGTCATGGGCCGGTCTGCCGGCCCATCCCCATCGGGCTCGGCGGCAGGCGACCCTGCGGACCCACCTGAGCGCCGCTTCCGCCGCACCTCAGCCATTGAGCCACGCGGGCATCGCCGGGGTGCCCGGTGCTGCGGGTGCCGGTGTTTGGGGCGTGGCCGGTGCAGCGGGTCCGGTCTGTGCGCCCCAGGTCGGAGCGGCCGTCGCAGTGGGCTGCGTTGCCGCGCCCCATGCCGGTGTCGGCGCCTGCCAGCCCGGCGCCGCGACGCTCGCGGCCTTGCGCGGCGGGGCGTTGACGGGTTCCGGCGGGACGGTTTCACCACGCATGACGGCCGTATGCTGCGGCTCGTCGGGCAGAACGACGTTGGCGATGCGGTTCTGGTCGCGGTATTGCGGGTTCGAGGCGGGCTCCACCATGATGCGGGCGGCAAAGACGATGCCGTCGAGATGCTTGAGGCCGGGCAGCACCCGCTTTGCCTTGGTCGCCGGGGTTTCGTCGCGGGGATCGAGCCCGAGGGCACTGTCGACCATGGCGCGAAACGTGGATTTCGAGATCTTCCAGCCGATGGACTGGCCTTTCTCGTCAAGTTTTCCGCCTGCCACGGTGAAGCTCTGCCAGAACTTGCGGCGGGCATGCGGGCCTTCGACCACCGTGAATTCGCAGTCGAGCATGCGCGCATCGCTGGACTGCGAGGCCTTCAGCAGCCCCGCATCCATCGGGGTTGCGCCATTCACCCCGCCGGGGCGGATGGTCAGGCGGACCTTGGCGAAGGTGCCGTCCGGGATCAGCTCGCCGATGGGGGGCATCTGAGGCTGGGCGTCGTTCAGATCGTAGCTCATGTCAGTTCCTTTCAGGGATCAGGAGGCAAAAGCGGGTTGATGGGAGGCGCGACCGTCGATCCGGGCGAGCAGCGCGCCGAGGTCGGGCGGTTCGGTCAGGTCGAGACGGCCGGAGCGGTCCTTGGCAGGAAGGCCCCAGGGATTGCCGGACTTGCAGACAAGGCGGCGGTCGGTGGCGGTCTCGTCCAGCACCCAGCCGCCTTCGGCATCGCGGGCGAAAAGCTGCATCGAAACCACCTGGTCCACGATGCCGGGCAATTCCCGCCCGGCCTTGCTGCCTTCCATCTGCGGCTGCCAGGTGACGGCGCCGAAATCGTCGGTCACCTTTTCCAGCACGCCGACGAAGATCACGGTCTTGCCGCGTGCATGTTGGAGGTGCTTCAGGGCCTGGATGACCTCGCGCCCCAGAAGCCCGTAGGCACCGCGGACATCTGGCTTGCCGGTCCGGTCCGAGAAGGCCTCGGGCTGCTGGCGGGCATAGGCCATCGCCTGCCGGGTCAGATCGGTGATCGAGTCGACAAAGATGATACGGCGCGCGGCGAGGAAGGCTTCGATGCCGCTGTCGCGGTGCTGGGCCTGCAGCCACGCGTGCCGTTCGGTCCCGTACCAGGACTGCGGATGTTGCGCGGGGTCCGGCCCGCCGATCAGCACCGCCAGATCGCGGAAGTCGGTGAAGCTGCGCACCGGGATCGACGCGCCGCGCCAGTCCTGCACCGATTTCATGCCAGCCTCGAGGTCGAGGCAGACGGTTTCGTCGGCGGGGAGGGATTTCAGCAGCGTGGTCTTGCCCACGCCGGGCGGGCCGAAGATGGCGAGCGAGGTCTTGTTCTCGGCGGCCGAGAGGCGTTCGTCGGCGGTGATGATGCGGAAGGCCATGGGGTTCTCCGAAGGATTGGAAGGGGCGCGGCGGCGGGGGTGACCGGGTGCCGAAGGGGAACCTGCCCGGCGTTGCCGCTCGGGCGTCCCGCCGCCGCGCGTCACCGGTCTCGGGTCTCGAGCCGGAACACGGGTTTGCCGGTGGTCTCGGACCGGGCGGCGGCGAAGCCCTCGCGCATGGCGTCGGGCCAGGCCCCGAAGCGGCGTTCCGGCACGCGATAGGCGATCTCGAGATACTGGGTCGGATCGTCGCCCGCCTCGCGGATCCGGGTTGCCATGGTGGCCAGCCGGTCCTGATCCCACGTGACCTTCTTCGGCAGGTCGGCGACGATCACGACGTTTTCGTCCTCGACGCGCACGGTGCCGCTGGCCTTGCCCTGAGCGGCCCGTTCCGCCGCGGCGGCGGCCTCGTAGCGCTGCGCGATCCCGGCCTCGAGCCGGTCCCGCAGCCGCTTCACGCGGGCGGTCTCGGCGAGCGCCGTTGTCTGCAGATCCAGCAGCAGCTCGGGTGGCAGCGCCGCGATGTCGCCGAGGGCGAGACCTTCGAGATCGTTGAAATGCGGGGTGTTGTCGGGATGCGGCATGGCGGGGTCTCCGTTGGAAGGAAATGGCAGGGCCATCACGCGGCGCGCTCTTCGAGGAGCAGCGCCGAGAGCGAGGTGTTGGCGGCCTTCGGCCTGGGCCGGGCGACGGCGATGTAGGCGAAGCGGTCGGGACCCACGCGCTCCTGCACGAGGTGGACGAGGCCCTTCTCGAAGGCGCTCAACGCCGCCTGACCGAGATCGGCAAGCTGCCGGCGTTCGGGCTCGGGTAAGGTCGAAATCACCGGCGTTACATCGATCCCGAGAAAGCCGCAGTGGTACTCAATCCTGGCGCCAGCCCCGGCCTGCGCGATCCAGGCGTAGAGCTCGACATCAGTGAGCCGCGGCCTCGCTACGCGGGCGCCGATTGGAGTTGCGGCGACCATCAGCACAGCCGCGCAGTCCGCTGGTGCGTGGCACCATGACCGGTGTCCCGCGCCGGGTCCGCGGTCAGACGGCGGGGCGTGTGACCGACGCGCGCGACGGCCTCGCTGATCTTCAGCGCAAGCTGAAGCTGGCTCTGCTCGAAGGCCTCGATGTCGGCGAGCCGGTAGAGCACGCGCCCGCCGAGCTTGAGGAAGGCCGGTCCTTGGCCGCCGTAGCGCCAACGCTCAAGCGTCCGGTGGGAGATCCCCCAGCGCCGGGCCAGCTCTTTCTGGTTCAGGCAATGCCTCTGCAGCATCGGTGTCTCCTCTCGTTGTCGAGGAGACCATGCGAAATTCTGCTGTGGGATGTCGTCAGGATCGGCGGGGGATGCGGAGGGGGATCAGTCGGCCCTTGCAGGACTGGCGTTTGGCGGCCGGCGGGGCGCCGTCATCCCCCACCATCCCTCACTCGTCCCCCTCCCGATCCCACAGGGGACCGGGCGGAGGGGGATCCGTCAGTCGAGATTCAGACGGTAGCCGCCGCGCCGGTCTGAGCGGATCAGATGCCGCCAGTCCTTCTGCGACTTGAAGACGTCGGCCATGCGCAGGCTCTTCGAGCCGGCGCGCGACAGGATCGCCTTGCCGTTCTGCCAGGGCTCTCCAGCCTGCGCGGCCTCGTGCAGCGCGCGCACGACTTCTGCCTGGATCGGGCCCAGCTTGAACCGGCAGCCGTTGCAGCGAACCTCGAGATAGTCGGCCGAGTGGATGAAGGTCGCCTCCTCCATCGGCTGCCCGCCCGGCGAGAACCCGGTCTCGATCTCGAAACGGTCGCGTTCATCGCGCCTTAGCAGCAGGTCGCCGATCATGACGAGGACGGGCTTCGCATCGCCCCAAGTCTCCGCGTAGTCGGCCCTCGGCGTTCGAAAGCTCTCGAGATGCACCTCGCCGCACCGGAAGAGCTGGAACACGTCGCGGGCATGGAGGTCGAGCAGACCGCTGTAGTAGCTCTGCTCACACGGTATCTTGAAGGGCTCGCCTCGCGTGTCCTCGTCGATGTCGCCGAACTCCATGGGCGCGCCGAAGACGCGCACCGACAGACGCAGCTTGTCGTTCTCGGCGAGGTAGATCAGGTCCGCTTCCGTGATCTGCCACCGCTCGAGGATCTCGGGAAGCGTGAAGTACGATTTGTCGATATGCATTCACTGCCCTCCACACCGATTCCCGTGCAAGATGTTTACTTTCTGTTCTTATTCGCTTGACGGGCTTCGATCAATCCGATTTTATCCTATTTCATCCACAGATGGGTGGGGATGATATGACCGAGCACCACACGCTTTCCGACCGCCTCAGGGCCCGGGCCAATCAGCTCGGCATCAGTCCCGCCCACGTCGCCGAGATGGCCGGCGTGAACCGTTCCTTCGTCTACGACATCCTCCGTGGCCGTTCAGCCCGCCCCGGCATAGACCGGCTGGCAGAGGTCGCCCGCGTGCTGAAGGTCGATCGCGACTGGCTGATCCACGGCATTGGCGAGGTGGAGGGGAAGCCCCCCTTCTTGGACAATCCTGACGACGCATTCGTGGCCATCGCCCACGCCACCCCGCGTCCAGCAATGGGCGGCGGCGCGGTCGTGACCGAGGACGGCGACACGCCCGGCCGCGTCTACCACTTCCGCCGCTCCTGGATCCGGAACAGCCTCAAGGCCAGCCCGTCGCAGCTACGCATCATGCATGTCGAGGGCGACAGCATGGCGCCGACGCTCCTGAGCGGCGACGCAGTGCTGGTCGACATGACCCGCCGCACGCCCAACCCACCCGGTATCTTCGTGCTGGACGACGGGATGGGGCTGGTGGCCAAGCGGCTCGAGCATATCCCCAACAGCGACCCGCCCGCAGTGCGCGTCATCTCCGACAACAAGCACTACCCCGAATACGAAAGAACCGCCGACGAGATTCATATCGTCGGCCGCATCCGTTGGTTCGCGCGGGAGTTATAGCTGTGGCAGGTGACGAAGAATTGGATGACCTTCTCGAGCTGGCCGGCTGCTGCTTTCGGGATGCCATGAGGGCCATCGATATCGAGGCGTTCTTCTCCAGACGCGACGTCCCACTTGCAGAAGGGACCAGCAAGAAGACGGTCGCCCAGAATACGCTCGCGAGCCTTCCACGAGCAAAGGCGCTGGATCTGGCCCTCGAGTTTGCGCGAGAGCGGCGGGATATTGGCCTGCAGGACAGGGTGTACCTCCTGCAAGACAAGGACCAGCCGGAAATCTCCGCGATCACTCGCGACCGAGTGGCCGATCGTCTTGGTGTGGGGATCCATGGACAAGGCATTCGTCCGGACGTGATCGAGGGGCTCTTTGATCTGAGTTCGCCAGCCGACTTCTTCGAGGGGCCCACCAAGACCGAGGAACTCAGACAATACGCGACTGGCGCAGCCCCGTTGTGGAATGCGAAGGAGGTCTTCGAATTCATCGGGGCAATAACATGTCCTTCGAGGAGGTTTGCGCAGCTGATTGAGACCGCTCTGGATCCCCGGTTTCGTGATGCCGACGACCAGGCTGCGCTGGCAGCGGACTTGACCCGCATCCTGCAGCTCGATGGTTACGAGGTTGCTCAGACAGGAGAGGTCTCGGGCCGCGCAACATTCTCGGTACGCCCCGTTCGCCGCGGCGTCGACGGGCGGCCGAAGAACCTGATCTTCGCTTCCAACGGACCAAAGCCGAGGCTCGGGTTCTCGGATGCGATCGACAACGAAGTCGTCGTGCTCGAACATGTCGACAGCTGCCTCATTTACGAGCGCCCCATCGGCAATGGGTTGTCATGGCTCGACCTAGTCCGTTGGTGGATGGAGCAAAAGGGACTCGCCGACCTCGCTGAGGCACGCACCAGCCTCGGGCGTCGTCTACTTGCCTCGCTTGACCACGGTCCTGAGCAGGAATTCTTCAAGGCGTACTTTCGCAATTTCGCTGAGCGACTTGGAGACCAGCTGCCGGCGCTCATCCCGCAGGTCTACCTGCACTACGATCCGGAGATCGCCAGGCGTCTCGCGGACAAACGCGTTTTGTTCCGGCAGCGCATGGACTTTCTGATGCTCTTGCCTGGCCGACAGAGGGTCGTCCTCGAGATTGACGGCAAGCACCACTATGCGAAAGGTGAGCGTGCCGATCCCGGTCTGTACGCCGAAATGGTTGCCGCTGATCGAAACCTTCGCCTCCGCGGCTACGAGGTGTTTCGGTTCGGGGGCTCGGAATTCTCTCACCCGAAGGGATCGATGCAGGAATCTGTCGACGAGCTTGTGAAGTCGTTCTTCGAGGAGCTGTTCGTGGCCCATCGGGTAGGATAGCGCATCCCAAGAACACCGCAGAGTTACGCAGCACTCCTCTAAGCATCTGAAAGCAATTGTTTTCAGGGTGCGTGCGGGTAGCGTTTCCCCATGAGAAACGCGCCGACATATCCGCGGCTGGGCTCGAACCCACTGCCTCCAGACCAGATGACCCCCGCCGAGCGTCGCGCCGAGCTGTGCGGCCTGCTGGCGCTGGGGCTGATCCGGCTGCGGATGCGGGATGGTGGCGAAGTATCTGACCATACTGGAGAACGTCGCCTACACTATCCGCCCGACCAATGCCGTCATGCAACTCCAACTCAACGGAGAAGTGCATGAACAAGCCCGATCCCATCCCCGCGCGCCTGGTCGCGCTGAAGACAACGCCGACGCCCGACCTGAAGAAACATTGGCGCGACCTGTTCGACAGCGACCCGCCGCCGTTCAACCGCCGCTACCTTGAGTCCCGCCTGGCCTACCGCATCCAGGAACTGGCCTATGGCGGGCTGAAGCCGGAGACGATCCGGCGGCTGGAACGGCTGGGCCAGGAACTCGACGGCGGCGACAAGAGGAAGCGCGGCATCCGCGCCGACCGCGACCGCCCGATCACCGGGACGCGCCTGCTGCGCGAGTGGCAGGGCGTCGAACAGATCGTCACCGTCACCGCCGATGGCTTCGAATGGCAGGGTCGACCTTACAAGTCGCTGTCCGCGATCGCCCGCGCCATCACCGGCACCCGCTGGAACGGCTGGGTGTTCTTCGGCCTCAGGAACCACAGGGGCCGGACATGACGAAGGCCCCGGAGAAATCGAAACCCGTCCGCAAGCTGCGCTGCGCCGTCTACACCCGGAAATCTTCCGAGGAAGGGTTGGAGCAGGAGTTCAACAGCCTGCACGCCCAGCGGGAAGCCTGCGAATCCTATATCGCCAGCCAGCGCAGCGAAGGCTGGGTACTGGTCCGCGATCAGTATGATGATGGCGGTATCTCCGGTGGCACGCTGGAACGCCCTGGCCTGCAGCGGCTCATGGCAGACATCGAGGACGGGCTTGTCGACGTGGTGGTGGTCTACAAGATCGACCGCCTCAGCCGCTCGCTGGCCGACTTCGCCAAGCTGGTCGAGGTGTTCGACCGGAACGGCGTGACATTCGTCTCGGTCACCCAGTCATTCAACACGACCACGTCGATGGGACGGCTGACGCTGAACATCCTGCTGTCCTTCGCACAGTTCGAGCGCGAGGTTACGGCCGAACGAATCCGCGACAAGGTCGCCGCCAGTCGAAAGAAGGGCATGTGGATGGGCGGGGTGCCGCCTTACGGCTACCGCGTCGAGAACCGGAAGCTGGTCATCGACGACGAGACCGCCGCGCATGTGCGCTGGATCTTCGCGCGCTTCCTCGAGATCGGGTCCTGCACGGAACTGGCGCGGGAGGTCGGCACGCGCGGCCTCCGGACGCCGCGCGGCAACCGGATCGACAAGAAATACATCTACCGGATGCTGAGCAACCGGGCCTACATCGGCGAGGCGGTCCACAAAGGCGACAGCTATCCCGGCGAGCACGACGCCATCATCGATCCTGAGATTTGGGACCGCGTCCACGCCATCCTGCAGGAGAGCCCGCGCAAGCGCGCGGCCCGCACCCGCGCCGACACGCCCGCACTGCTGAAGGGGCTGCTGTTCGGGCCCGATGGCGCCGCGTTCTCACCGACGCATACTCGGAAGGGGGATCGTCTCTACCGCTACTATGTCAGTCAGACCGTGCTGAAGCATGGTGCTGGTTCGTGTCCGGTCGGCCGCGTGCCTGCGGGCGAGATCGAGGGCGCCGTCATAGACCAGCTCCGCGCCGTGTTCCGCCAGCCGGAGATTGTTGCGGGGACCTGGAAGGCGGCGCGTGCCTACGCCGAAGACATCTCCGAGGCCGACGCACGCGCGGCCTTGCAGCAGCTCGATCCGCTGTGGGACGAACTCTTCCCCGCCGAGCAGGCGCGCATTGTCACGCTGCTGGTTGAGCGCGTCGATATCGGCACGAACGGGCTCAACTTCCGGCTCCGGATGGACGGCCTCGGAGGGCTCGCGCGCGAGATGCTGTCTGGCAGCATCGGAGCAGCGGCATGACCCGCGCGATGGCGGTCCCCGAGACGGTCACAATCCACGTGCCATTCCGCATCGTGAAGCGCGGCGGGCGCAAGGAAATGCAGCTGCCCGATGGCGTCCAGCCAGACCGCAAGGCGGACAGTACGTTGGTCAAGGCGCTGGCTCGCGCGTTCCGCTGGAAGCGGATGCTGGATTCGGGCGAGTTTACGACGATCAAGGAGCTGGCCGAGCGTGAGAAGATCGCTCCGTCCTACTTGACGCGCGTGCTGGGGCTCACTCTGCTCGCGCCCCATATCGTCGAGACGATCCTGGACGGTAAGCATGGACCGGAGGTGACGCTGGCGCGGGTGCTGGAGCCTTTTCCGCTCGCGTGGGAAGCGCAAGCAGAGTTACTGGCGCCGTTCTGACGAGCGTGATCTAACGCAGAAACGCTTCACCTTTCTTGGCTCGCGCAACTGAGTACTCAACAACTCGGTCGATGATGCGATCGGGCGTCTTCCATTTCATGACGAGCTTGCCGGGATCCATTCCGTACTCGGCTACGATGTCCTTAAGTTGGTCGAGCGTCAGCGGTTCGAGCCTTGACCGAAGTACATCTTCTCCCTCGCGGGCGAGCGAAATCGGATCGAGGACGGCTGCAGCGCGCCGGTGCGCGCCGCGACCTGTATCCTCTTTCTCCGATTTCGGCTCTAGCCCGAGCGCAGTTTCAAGTTGTTTGGCGAACTCTGGATTCCGGTTTGCCTCCTCGACGACAACCTTCATTAGGTCTTGAAGTGCTTTCTTGAGCTTCATAGTCAT